GTCAACGGTGATCAACGCCGTTTACGCCGGGTGTCTCCGTATCACGTGTATCCGGACGCTTCCCGCCGATCAGCATCCGGAAAGCATCCCGGTTGAGATCGACGACTTGCCGGAAGCCGGGTGCATCGAGTACGCCCTCGATAGCCGCGAGGGCGAGACGAGCAAGCCCCGATGGGCATATCTCCAGTATATCCTCACTCCGGGATACGCAAGCGACAAGAGCTTCCCGCTCTGGGTGTCGCATCTCCTGTCCCACGCCCGTGAAGTGGTCCGGATCTTCGCCCCGAAGGTCGATCAGTCGAAAACCATGGACGAGGCGGTCCGCAGCGCAAACGGGGCCATGAGAAAGTACTACGATATCGCACGTCTTGCGCCGAAAGCCGCCATCGACCTTCTGATAGCGTACACCCGCAATCCGGAGACGGCAACGGAAATCAAGTCAGTTGACCGCCTCTGGCGCGCGGTCAAGCCCGCGCCCGCCGATACGCACGCCGCGCCCCGGACGGTTGAGGCGGCAGAAGCGACGATTAAGGAAATGGTGACCGCATCGCGCACGGCAACGGAAGCGGACAGTATGCGCCGTCAGGCCATTTTGTTCGCAACCCCGGATAATATGGCGGATATGTCGCCGCTTGCGTCAATCATCATTGACGCAATGGCAACGGGCAAGTTGCCGGACGGGTATAAGGCATGGCCGGAGTTGTTCGCCAAGATCAAGACCGCTCTTCCCAAGTAAGCTTGATTCATGAGGCCGCCGTCTCCTCTAGGAGACGGCGGTCTCTTTTCTAAAATCGCTTTTGTTTTCTTCGAAAACAAAAGATAGTTGCCACGTTCCTTCGGAACGTCCTTTTCACAACTGCTTTGTTGCATCATCTTTCAGATGATAGTTTTCATAACTGCTTTGTTGCATCTTGCTACGCAAGATAGGAATGTTGACAGTCACAGGGGCGTAGGGGTTTTCTTGTCATGTTAGAATATCTATGGGGACATCGTAAAGCCCCTACCCAGTCCCGAAGAAAATTCCCAAATTTTCGACCCTTTCTGCAAGCACGGGGTCGTCATGTCCCTTAGTCCTATAGGCCCTGAGGCCCTGAGGCCCTGAGGCCCTGAGGCCCTGAGGCCCTGAGGCCCTGAGGCCCTGAGGCCCTGAGGCCCTGAGGCCCTGAGTCCTCATGGCCCTGAGGCCCTGAGTCCTATAGGCCAGTAACCATTTAACTATTAGTTAAATTGACTAATAGTTAAATCGACTAATAGTTAAATCGGCTATTAGTTGAATCAACTATCAGTTGAATCAACTATTAGTTGAATTAACTATTAGTTAAAGTGCCACAGAGACGCTAACATGGTATATTACCCTTATGGACATAATAGGAGAACAAAATGTCAGACCGCACAGACCTCGATGTCGAGGAAGATATCGACCCCACATTCAGGTGCCATAAGATACTCAATAACGGCAAGCAGTGCAATTACCATGCCGTTAAAGGTGCTCGCTTCTGCACTCAGCACGGTGGAATGATCGGATTCAAGTCTGCTGCACGCAAGGGCATGCTGCAAACCAGATGGAACCAGCGCATAATGGAGCTTGCCAGTCACCCTGATATCTTCAACTTGGGCGAAGAGATCGGTGTGGTGCGTATGACGCTGGAGTCCGTGCTCAACAACAGCAATAGTGAACTAGAGCTGCTAGGTAACGTGCCCCAGATCCAGAAGCTGACAGCACAGATCCAAGCACTAGTAACACAGTGCGAACGGATTCAGCGCGTCAATAGCAACTTGATGTCACAGAGCCAGATCGTGGACTGGAGCATGAAGCTAGTCAGTGCTATAACAGAGGTCATTGACGACGAGGACACGATGAACCGTATCCGGGACTCCGTGACCGCTGTAGTGAGGGAGATGACAGGTGCAAGCGAGGAAGAAACAGAATCTGAGACACAAGGAACTGAGGAGCATCGAGACCCTGTTCCTGACGACAGTTAACAAGTTGTTAACAAAGAAAACGGTAACGAAACCGTCTAAATGGGCGGAACAGTACCGCCGGATCAAGGCCAAAGACTCTGCGGCAGTCGATAACTGGTCATTCAAATACATGCCGTGGCTCAGGGACATGCATGATGCTACGTCCCCGGTCGTGGTGGGCCAGAAAGCGGCGCAGATGGGGTATAGTGAGACGCTACTCAACAGAGTATTCTACGAGATGGACATAAACGGCAATAGCTGCCTGTATGTCCTGCCATCTAAGACCCCGGACGCAACGGACTTCTCGGCCGGACGCTTCGATCCGGCCATCGAACAGAGTACGTACCTAAAGTCCATGTTCTCGGACGTAAAGAACGTGGGCCTGAAAAGAGCGGGGCACGCGAGCCTGTTCGTGCGTGGCTCACGTAGCAAGAGTGGCTTAAAGAGCGTACCGTGCGCCTTCGTCGCTCTAGACGAACTAGAAGAGTTCACACAAGAGAACATACCACTGGTAAAGGAACGATCCAGTGGCCAGTATGAGAAGTACCTATGGATGGTCAGTACACCGACTATCGACGGACGAGGCATCAACAAAGAGTTCATGCTATCGACCCAAGAAGAGTTCTTCTTCATTTGTCCCCACTGTAACAGATATATCGACCTAACGTTCCCGGAATCAGTGGTTGCACCTGATGATCCGGAACGGTGTCACTATGTCTGTAAGTTGTGTTCCCACCCGCTAGATGAGGCAGCTAAGCCACTATACCTATCCACAGGTAAGTGGGTGCAAGCAAGGGACGCAGACAGCAGAGGCTTCCATATCAATCAACTGTACAGTTGCACGATATCGCCATACGAACTGGCAACAGCCTACTGCATGAGCCTGTTGTCCCCGGCAGCGGAACAGGAGTTCTATAACAGTAAACTAGGACTACCTCACGTAACCGCTGGGGCACAGGTTACGGAGGCTGCGTTGCTTGGTTGCCTGCAAGCGCAGCAGCCGAGACACGACAACACCAAGCTCGTAACAATGGGCGTTGACGTAGGTAAGGTACTGCATTACGAGGTGATGCAGTACACGAACTACCAGCCGCATTACCCGGAACTAGCGCATGCAGAACAGCTAGAGGTCGGGACAACCAAGGACTTTGAGTCCCTTGATCTGCTGATGCGCAAGTACAGTGTGAACCAGTGCGTCATAGACGCTAATCCTGAGACACGCTGTGCCTTACAGTTCGCGCAACGGTTCTATAAGCATGTGAACCTGTGTTACTATAACCATAGCTTGAATGCTAGGGATTTAACTATTAGTGACACAACGGTATCAGCGAACAGGACTAGCTGGCTTGATCTAGCGTTATCACGGTTCACTAACGGCACGATCTCTATAATGGATAATACGACGTACCGGGAGCACGTGAAAGCACCTGTACGTATCGTGAAACCAGATCAGTACGGGAACCCGTTCGCGTGCTACGACGAGCGCGGGCTACCAGATCACTTCGCACATGCGCGCAACTACAGTGAGATAGCAGCGTCTGTGTACCATTTGCGATAGGAGCGACAAGACATGGCACTTAGTGACTTCCGCCTCGCATATGAAGCAGGCGACGAATTCATCCGTAACTACCTGTTCCGGTACTCGGAAGAGGACGAGAACTACGAGCAGCGCCTGCGGCTCGCGCACTGCCCTGCATACGCTAAGGCGCTGATCAATGAGGTGAAGTCCAAGCTGGCGTCCCAGCTGCACACTATCTCGCGTACTGCGGATAAGCGTGTGATGGACAAGTACGCGGGCTTGGACGGCGGCGTCGATGGCCGTGGAAGCTCATTCACTTCGTTCCTTGTGTCTGAGATACTGCCAGAGCTACTGGTGATGGGCAAGGTAGGCGTGTACATCGAGAACGAGGTAATGAAGATCATCAAGGCCGAGCGCATCGAAGCAGTAGCCTACGAGAACAGGCAGCTAAAGAGCCTGTCCTTCAGCGATGAGATCGGGCAGCATGTGTTCACTACCTCCGGTTTAACTATTAGTTACAACGGTGAACCGGTAACAGAACTGCCCGGAATACCGTGTGTCATTTTCAACCTGAAACAGAGCCTGATGCACGATATCTGGCGCCACCAAGTGGTGCTGATGAACATGGAGGTTGCGGACACCTTCTACGTGATGGAAGCGAACTTCCCGCACTACACGCGCCAGAGAGACATGCGCACGGAAGGCACGTACAAGCTACCGGGCGATCCGGTTAAAACCGGAGTGACCAAGGGCGAGACCTACGACAAGGAGCTAGATCGTCCGGGCTACGTGCATCCAAGCCCTGATCCGCTGTATGCTAGTATGCGTAAAGAGGATCAGATCAAAGACGAGATGGCGAAGCTGATTGATGTGTCGATCAGTGAGCTTGGTGGCGAGGGCGTGGATAGCGGTTTGGCCGCTATCGCCGCGGAACTGGAGCGCGGAGAGAGTCAGCTCGGGGACATGTACTCTAAGTTCCTGCTCTGCGGTGACTTCACAGTGAAGTACCCTACTGTGTTCACTATCAGAACACGGGAAGCCAGACTCGAAGAGGCAGAGAAGCAGATCAAGCTGATGGCTGCTGTGCCGTCAACCACCTTCCGTAAAGAGGTGTGTAAGCAAGCGGTCAGGGCCATGCTTCTCGGTGAGATATCAGCGGAAACGATATCTTCTATTGAGCAAGAGATCGACAATCTACCGATCGTGCTTCAAGACCCGGAGACACTAGTTAAGCACATTGACGCTGGTATCATCGACCGGGTGACAGGTGCTATCGCCAGCGGCTACACAGCTGAGTGCGCGGTCAAGGCCAACGAAGAGTACAAGGATCGTATGCAGCATATCCTTCTGGCTCAGTCCACGAAAGCCGATGTCAATGCTCGTGTCGGTGGCGACGAAGGCACAGGCGATAAGAGCGCAAAGAACGAGAAGCGGATAACACAGGATAAAGGACTGAAAGCATGAACTACATGGAAGTAGATGATGCTGACGAGTATTTCTCCGAGACAGTTCAGGACGTGCTGTGGTCAACACTTGACGACGACCAGAAGCTGGCTCTCCTTACGTCTGCTACGCGGACTATTGATAGCGTACAGTATAAGGGCGTCCCGGAGACGGAAACGAATGAGTTCCCGCGCACCAATCAGATCGAGGTGCCACTGCGCGTGAAACAAGCGTGCGCTGAGGAAGCATACGCACTGGCGCAAGGCATTGATGTGGATCAGGAACTAGAATCCCTAAGAACGAAGTCACATGGTATCGCGTCAGTCAGAACATCATATGACACATCAATGGTTGTTGATCACAAGCAAGCAGGCTTCGCGTCACGCCGTGCTTTCGATTTGCTACGTATATATCTCATTGATCCACATGAGATAACTATGATCCGCGTATCTTAGTATTTAACTAATAGTTAAATTTCACGAACTCTGGAGAAGAACCATGAACTGCAAGCGCACACACGTCGTAAGTCGGTATGGTGATGAAGTCCCTGGCTCGGAGGGAACAGACAAGGCTCCGGACACTGTGGTCAAACAGTTCACGCAAGACGAACTGAACAACCACATTGCCACTGCTCGGCGTCAAGATCAACAGGCGTTGTCTGTCCTGAAGCAGGAACTGGACGCCATGAAAGCGAATGGCGACAAGGACATCACTTCGAAGCTTTCGACACTTCAGCAGACCCACGACACGAACATCAAGCTGATCAAGGACGAGCACGAGAAGCTGTCCAAGAAAGGTGAGGCTCGTATCAAGGAACTGACTGAAGGGCTGAATGCTCTCACCTCCAAGTACCACGGTGAGCTGGTCGCGACAAGCATCACTTCGGCAGCTGTGAAGCATAATGCTTTCAACCCGGCCCAGTTGGATAGTATTCTGCGGCCGAAGTCGAAGGTCGTTGACGAGATCGGTTCGGATGGCAAGCCGACTGGCGTGACGAAGGTCATGGTCACGCTCCCCGATGTAAAAGACAGTGCTAAGAGTCTTACTCTCAGCACGGAAGAGGCAGTGAAGTACATGTTCGACAATCCCGAACACTGGGGTAATTTGTTCAAGTCACACCTACAGGGTGTGAAGATCGGCGAGGGCCAGGCGTCTGGTCCCGACTACACAGATTTCAATGCTTTCCGCAGGAGTAAAGAAAATGCGAAACCAAAAGGTTCACGTAGCTAAGCGCTACGGCGCCAATGATCTCGGCGTCAGCGTCCCCACCTTCTGGGCGTTCGAAGGTATGAACATCCTCGTTGACAGTATCATCATGCCCTTCCTTGTCAACCGGAACTATGAGAACTATCTCATGGAAGCCGGTGACACCGTTCGCGTCACCAAGCCGCTGCCCTTCAAGACCAATCGTAAGGGCGATGCGGACGACAAGACGGTTCAGGATGCGAAGCTATCGAAGGGCGACGGCAAGCTGGACGACCCCTACGACAACACGTTCATCCTGAAGGACAAGGAACGCAGTCTCAGCAACGAGGAACTGATCGGTCGGTTCCTCACACCGGCGATGGCTGCTCTCGCCACTACACTGAACCGCAAGATCTATGCTACTGCGGTTCTGACCGCGTATGCGAACAATCGCATCGTCGGTGGCCTAGGCTCCATGTCCGTCAGCAACGGCCGTAGCTTGGTGCTGGATGCTGGTCTCGCGCTGAATCGGATGAACTGCCCGCTGGACAATCGGAACGCCATTTGGACGCCACAGCAGCTCCGTTACCTCCAGAGTGTGGACACGTACTTTAACGCTGCGTCCCGAGGTGACGGTGGCCTCGCGCTTCGCGATGCGATGCTCGGTCGTGTCGATGGCTTCGATCACTTCTGCACCTCCGGTGCGTTCTCGGTCGCTGGGTTCCCGACCATCGACGGTGAAGTGGTCGGCGCGAAGGCGAAGGGCTACACCGGTGCCATTACGGTTGATGGCTTCACTTCCGGTGAGACGGACACGCTCAGTGTCGGTCAGTTCGTTACCATCGAGGACGACGACACTCCGTACCGTATCACGGCGCTCGCGGAAGCTACTGCTGGCACGGCTACCTCGATGACGCTGGACGAAGCGCTCCGTAACGCGATTGCGGACAACGCCGATGTCTACGCCTGCACCACGGACACGGTGAACCTGACCGCTGGCTACTTGGCCGGCTACGGTTCGTGGATCGTGACCGACTGGAACGTGACTCCGCAGGTCGGTCAGATGGTGGCCTTCGGTGCTACAGCCGCCAGCGCCGTGTACTGTATCATCGACACCGACGCGACGAACAAGCGCATTCTGCTAGACCGTGCGCTCGAAGCGAATCTTGCCGATGGTGCCGCGGTCAACTACGGCCCGAACGGTGAGTTCGGTCTCGCGATGCGTCCGGACTTCGTCACGTTCTTCTGCCGCCCGCAGGTGATGAACAGCTCCGAGCTTGGCGCTGCCATGTACACGATCACCGCGGAACAGATCGCGATGCGTATCGCGATGCAGTCTCTCGTCCTCAAGGCTGGCACGATCATCACGGCCGATGTGCTGTGTGGTGCTACTGGTCTCGACGACGCTCAGGGTACTCTGGTTCTTGGCTAATCATTGGCACCCGCCCCGAAAGGGGCGGGTTCCTCTATTGGAGGAACCAAATGTCTTTTCGAGCGCAATCAAACATACTGTACTGTTTGAAGCGGCGCTTCGGTGTTGCTGTCACATGGCGTAAGGTGACAGTTGGTACCGTCTCAGTGACAACCGGTTCGGTTGCCAAGACCACATCCGACACTGCTATGCGCGCAATCATGCTGCCAAGGGATATGGGATCGACGTTCTCGTATACGCTTACATACTTGGCCATGAACAAGAACTTCCAGTACGGTGCAGGATACGATACATCAATTAGAGATATGATCTTTGACTCTAAAGACTTCGGTACTGGAGCACTTGAACTAACCGACAAGATACTCATAGGCGGCAAGGTCTATGATGTCCTCAGTATCAAGCCTTTCGATATTACCAGCACTTCACTAATAGTTACAGCCAGAGCCACCGAGCACGGGCAGGGGAGCTGAAATGGAATATACACTTCTCGGATCACTGACTGTAAGCAATCTATTGAATTTCATCCTTGTGGTTATAGTTGTCGCTATCAGTCGATCTGCTTCCCGTTACATTACGGACAAGTTCGATCGACTCTTAACTAATAGTGACAACGCCAGAGAGCACTTCTCTGAGAGATTGGCTACTGTCGAAGGTGTGAACCAGATACTAGACAGTCTGATCTGTGACTACAAGGCTGATAGAGTAGCATTGCTTGAGTTCCATAACGGAGGCACTAACGTATGCGGGCTTCCGTTCGCCAAAGTGAGCTGCACGCACGAACGATGCTCAGTTGGTGTCAAACTACAAGCCTTCCATATTAAGGATTACCCTATTGCGTTGTTCGGCTACTTGGTAACAACGGTACTGAACAACAAACACATAGTGATCCCTAATATCGAAGCCCTACGCTCTATGGATGCAACAACGTATCAGTTCTGGAGCGAGAACGGAGCAGCCTCGCTTTACGCGAAGCTGGTTCGCACTCTGGACGGACACCCTATCGGCCTACTAATCATGGAGTACAACACGATACATGCACTCAATGATGACGACATGGATGCACTAGACCATGCCGCGTATGCCGTCGGTGTCCTACACTCTGTAAGAGAGGAGAAAAGCGATGCTAAGTAGCCTCTGGTTGTGGCTGTCTGGACTGTTTGCTACTGTCTTGGCCAAGGTCATTACTGCTGGCCTACAGAAGAAAGAGCAAATCAAGTGCGATGGCCCGGACACGGCCAATCAAAAGAGCGTACAAAATGCGACCCAAGAGTGGTATAACAGGACGCACCCGAAGCTGGTGCTACTGGCACTCCTGCTCCTACCGGGTTGCGCTCTGTCGTTCACGGACAAAGAGAAAACGCATTTTGTTCCGAATGAAGCGCCTGTTCAATTGGCGAAAGACATCACTGCAACAGTGTGGTGTGAACAGGTAGTCGTTGACCCGAACAATCCGGGTGCAACGAAGGTGGAACGCTGGAAAACAACGAAGAAGATCGTCGCCGGTGCTTGGCTGGTCTATCTAGACCCGAACACAGGCGCACCTTACGAAGGGAAGTAACATGCTCACAGTGGCCGGATCAACAGTTACTGTTACGGATGTGCTGCTTCCAACGACAGTAGTGGCGCTATCAGCCGTAAGCGCAATCTGTGTCGGTCACTTGATAGAGGACGGAAGCATCACAATCCCGAAACTGGCGACCGGAACGTACAGGGTTATCGGTATCGCCAGTGACGACTCTGTAACTAATAGTGACGACTACACTGTTACTAACACACTTGCAACAAAAGGCCACTTGCCGCATAGTACGGGCAAGTGGTGCTATGCCAGTATCGTCCAGTACCTGAAGCAGAAGCTATCAGCGCATACTTTGGTGCTAGACGAGCTACGACGGACACCGGAACTAGCTCAGTGGATCGAACTGCGAGTGGATGGGCCAAACACGAAGCAGCTAGATAATCACTGGAAGTGCGTGTTTGAGGTCAATTTGCTTCTGAGCGCACGCGTAGACGGTACAAACTTGTATGCCTTCCGCGAATTCATGGACAGTGTAACTGAAGCCATGCCATCTTGCATTGAGGTGTACAAGTACGGTAGTCTGGCTGAAGATACAAATGCGTATGTCGGTTGCTTGGAACGTATCATTGGCAAACGCGACACTCTTCAGACAGGGTATCTAGGCCGCAAGGCTAATGCAGATATTGAGCAGGCGTGCATTGAAGATCATTACGAAATAACCATCGAGGAGGCCTAAAATGGCTCAGATTGATTTCAAGGACATGGCGATCACGATCAAGGACGGTACTGCTGGCACACCGAATAGCATTACGGTCAAGATCGGTGAAGGCTCCATGAGCTACAGCGAGAAGAAGCCGCGCACCTATATCAAGGATCGTGGCAATCTCGATACCGTTCGTGACGGTGACGAGGAACCGGTCGATGTGTCGTTCGACGCCACATGGGAAAAGATCACGGTCGGTTCCGGCGTTACCGCCGGTGTCCCGTCGATCGAGGACGCGCTCAAAGCCCGCGGTGCTGCTGCTGACTGGGTTAGCACCAGTTCCGATGTCTGTGAACCGTTCGCGGTTGACATCCTGTGCACCTACACGCCGAAGTGCGGAACCGACGGCAGCGGCACCATCACGCTTGCCGACTTCCGTTACGAGGATCTGGGTCACAATCTCAAGGACGGCACGCTACAGATTCAGGGCAAGTGCAACATCACAGAAGCCATTGTTTCTTAACTAATAGTTAAATGCCCACCGGCACTGTGCCGGTGGGTTTTGTCCTTAACAGGAGGTTGAAATGCGTATTGGTGAAAACATCATCGCTATCAAGGGTACAGTTCCAGCGGTTATCGCGCGCGGCGGTACACAGTTGATCTTCGAGTGCGGCTCGGTCACGGAGGACATGTTCGCGGAGTTCGATGGCATGGTTTCAGAACCACAGCCGCCGGAATCGCTAATGCCCGGTGGCGTGCGCAAGCTCGAAGTTGACTCGCCTGACTACCTGAAGGCGATGGACGACTACAAGACGCTCCGGTTCGACTTCATCAAGATGAAGTCACTGCTCTACACTCCCGGCCTGACATTCGATACGGTTATCGAGGACAAGCCGGAGACATGGGGCCTGCTCGATACCGAGCTACGTGCTTCCGGTATCATGCCGATCGAACTGACTCGTATCTATACCTCAGTATTCGAGGCTCAGGGCATTTCGCAGGAAAAGATTGATGCGGCCACCGCTTCTTTCTTGAAGAACAAGCAAGCAGCTCCGACCGCTTAACCAGAATGGTTAAGCATCGCGGACGGTCAATGACCTATGCGATATGGCGAGCATGTGAGCGATTCGGATTGCAGCCTCCCGGCCTTGAGAAAGGCTATGCTGGAAGCGACAGCATAGCAAAGGCACAGTTGATAGCATATGAACAGATACGGCTTATAGAAGATGCCGAAACGATGGCCGGGAGGCTTATGATATGAGAGGCAAGATGCATGTTACATTGCCAGTAGTGGACTACAACAAAGTGATGCAAGAAGTGTTACAGTGGACAGTAACAGTAGCCCGAACCATGGTTGACGAGACATTGAAGCGGACGCCGATATGGACTGGTCAACTATGGTCGGGCGTATATGAAGCAACACAAGCCTTTGGTGCCTCTGATGGTGCATGGGCTAAACAGTATGCGGCCAAAATAAATAAGAATCATATCCGTGTCCCGCTGGATGGCTCAGACGCACATCCGATGGATTACGGCTTGATGATAGATGGTACGAATACGTTGTGGTCTAATGCAGAGTTGGCGAAGTACACAACCAAGATATTTGGGAAGATGGAATTCTACTTCAAAGCTTTGCCTAGCAACAGCGCTGACCACTCTGACTCGAACTATGCTGCCGAGAACGAGTACGGTAATACTGGCCGAGGACAGATAGCGCGTCCTTGGTTCATAGTTAAGCGCGCAATACAAGCGGCTATGAAGAACACGCCGCAACTTCACTTTGGTTCCTTTAAGACAAGATACATGAAAACATTGACTTACGACTCAGAGTAGGAGGAGTATCTTGGCTGAGATATTTGGTGGCTCACTTATCATAGACACTGGCCAGACAGCACAAGACATGAAAGAGTCTGCTGCTGAAACGAAGAAAATGGCAGACGCGCTGCGCAGCCTTAATACATCGTTCGCCACATTGAACAGAAATGGCGACGACATAGCCAAGAAGCTGGCCGCGATCAAGAACACAGCCAAAGGCATGGGCAACATCTTCCTTGATCTGGGTGCTGGCGCTGAGATGGCTGTCAATCAGCTAGGCTCGCTTAGCAAGGCACTTGGTTCAGTGGCCACAGGTATCAAGAGCATCCCGAACAAGGGCATAGTTGTTAGCTCAAAGGCAGCGAGCAGTAGTAGCAAAGCGTCTATGCCCGATGTAGACCCAGCAGCTCTCGGTTATGCCAAGAAGTGGTCAGAACAAGCCCTTGAAGCTGACAAATTAACTAATAGTTACACGAAGGTCGATCAAGCAGGTCGTAAGACCGAGATGACCTTGAAGTCGCTTAATGGCGAGCTTGTCAGTGGCAAGGTCAGAACCACTGAACTGACCAAAGCCCAGATCAGTCAAGCTGATTCCCTCGGTCGCACACAGCGCATGTATGCTTCGATGCAGAAAGCACTTGCTGGCGCGACATTGAAGTCATTTGTTACGGATGGTAGCAGAGCAGTATCTGTATACGAGAAGTTGAACAAGGCCGGACAGACAGTCCAGTACACGATCGAAAAGTACAAAGGCGTACTAACTGATGTGAAGGCCAAAGTCACTGACTTGACATCTGCGCAGAAGTTGCAAGTAGAACAGACTAATGCTGCCAGAGCTGCTTACGTTGCGGCTGCATCCGACATCGCTAAGTCCTCTCTGGTAAGCAGCAAGACCGATGGCCAGAAGATGGTTCAGGTGTTCGAGCAACTGAATGCAGCTGGTCAGAAGGTGCGACACACAGTAGCTAGTATGAACGGTGAGGTAGTGAAATACTACCAAACTGTGCATGGCACAACGGAAGCGGAGAAGAGACATAACGAGCAACTGACTCGGGCCAATGCCGAATACAACAGACTTAAGTCCGTGCTCGCTACTGCAACAATGACAAGTGAACGCTTCAGTTCGGCCACTGCCAAGCAGACACAAGTATACGAATACTTCAACGCCGCAGGCCAGAAGGTGCAATCCACACTGACAAAGATGAAAGGCCAGCTAGTTGACGTAAGCACCAAGACAGCGGACGCTACGGAGAAGAGCAAGAACTTCCTAGTTAGCTGGACATCTATTGCCAAGCTATTCGCGGGCCAAATGATGTATCGCGGCATCTCGATGATTCTGCAAGGTGTACGTGAGAGCGCAATGGCAGCCAAAGACCTGAGCATTTCTATCGCTGCCATCCAGTCGATCTCGCAAGAAGCAGGCTACTCGTCAAAGGCTTTTCTGGATGATATAGTGTCTGTGTCCAATGAGACCGGCTCCTCGTTGCTTGATGTTAGCGAGGCCATGTATGAGATAACGTCGAACCAGATCGCAATGGGAGCAAGTGCTGTCGAGGTGGTTCGCGAAGCAAGCAAGGCAGCAATAGTGATGCGGTCTAGCACACTGGAAGCGGTACAGCTAGGCTCTACTGTCATAAACGCATATGGTAAGCAAGTATCTGACTTGCCCGAGATCTACGCTCAGATATTTAAGGCTATCGAAGTAGGTCGGTTCGTGGCCAAGGATATTGCAAGCGACTTCGGTCTACTGGCCGTGCCAGCTGCCCAGCTAGGCGTATCAGTACAAGAAGTGCTTGGCTCTCTCGCAGGTATAACAAATCAAGGTGTAGACACGTCTAAGACAGTGACTCAGTTGCGTAACATGTTCATGGCGCTACTGAAACCATCGGACGAAATGAATAAGCTACTCCTTGAACTAGGCGTTACATCCGGGGATACTGCTATACAATTATACAAGTGGCCGGGATTGTTGCAACAGATCGAAAACAGAACCAGAGGATCTAATACAGAGCTAGCTGCATTATTTCCTAATATCCGCGGTCTAGCTGGTGCCTTGGCTCAGACAGGCTCGGGCCTCGATATCGTTCAGAAGGCGACGAAGAACATAACGGAAAGCTCAGCGGCATACGCGAAAGCGTATGACATCATGTTGAATGCTCCGGGCAAGCAGGCTGAGATCTTTGCTAATACAATCAGCAATACCTTGGTGCCTGCATTTAACAAGTTGTTAAATGTGCTATCTAACAGTGGCGTTTTCAACAACATACTATGGTGGTTCAAGAACATGGAGGTCGCTGCCCCTCTTGGTTTGTCAATCGCTGCTGCCGAGGATATGCGTCAGCAGTTCGAGATGGTTGACGATCTAATTGATAAGTGGGGCAGAGAAAGGATAACGTTCGGTAAAGTAAATATGACCGAGCTGGACAAATCGTTCCAAGAGGCGTTTGATGGCTTCCTTCAGTATCAGAAGCGCAAAGTAGAGGCGCTGACGGCAGAACTAGACAAGGTAAATACCAGCATTAAAGTAATGGCTACTACTATGCGGGAAGCCAGTGCGTCGTTTAGTGAAGGTATCGACCGCACATCAAAGAGCATTGAGAACATGGCCAACAAGGCCGTGGCGGCCAGAGAGAAGCTGTCATCCGAGATCGGCAAGATACAAGGTGAACTGTACTTCAACTCCTTCGACCAGCAGCTATCGAAAATGGATCTAGGAAAGAAAGTAGATACCATTCGCGCAGAGCAGCAGAAGCTGTTTGAAGGAGCTATCAAGTCCGGTAGCTATGACGAGGCTCTCGAAAAGATAGACGAACTAGAGAAGAGAGCACAAGACGCACTCAAGGACGCAGCCAAGCTACAGGACGATAACAAGACTCTGACTGACGGCAAGAAAGAATACTCGAAGTCAATCAGTGAAAAGAACAGCACCAAGGAAGCGAAGCTACAAACCGAGTACGCTAGGCAGAAGAGCAAGCTTGATCGCGAGTCAGCTGCGATAGCTAAGGAGCTTGTCAAGCTCAATAAAGAGCAAGCGTACTTAGATAACAAGTACCCAGCCGAGAACGAACAAGGACAGAAAACAAGCAAGGTAGGCAGGTCTGAGCAAGAGGAACTAGACGATCGGCGCAAGTCACTATTAGTTAAACAGACCGAAATAGCTGCCAAAGCGAAAGAAGAACAGGTCAAGTACAACGAAGCACTAAAGGAAACAAAGAAAACACAATCTGATATCCAGAAGCAGATCGACAAGAACACCGAGGCTATGGGGTCTCTGGCTAAAGCAATCCTTGATCCGTTGGCGCTGGAGAAGGATAGCCTTACCAAAGCGTTAGAGATACGCCAGAAGATGTACGAGATGGCGGAGGCGAAAGAGAAGAAGCTGCTAGATCTACAAACCAAATCACTTGCTTTGAAGGTGCGCGATCAGGCGCTACAAGAGCAGATGAAAGCGTTCGAGCTAGGTTCATCTGGCGATATTGATGCTTACTACGACAGTGGCGAGCAGTTGATGAAAGACAGAGCCGAATGGGCTAAAGAGACTATCGAAGTGGCTAGGGAATCAGGTGCGTCTGAAGCCACTATCGCCAGTCTTGAAGCCTCATACGAGGACGCCCTCAACTCGACTCACCGTTACACTCAGCTGCTAATGAGCAGAGAAGAACGCGAGGCGAAGCTAGAAGCAATTGACAAGGAAACGGCCAATCTCAAGCTTGAATACAATAAGGAACTAGCTAAGCTAAAGGATCTTGTCAAAGCGCGTGAGGACTCAGATGCAACTATCAGAGCAGGCCTGAAGAAGATACAGTCTCCAGTGGCAGGTTTGCAAGAAGCTGCTTGGGGAGGTCAAACAATTAGAGATATCAAGTACAACATGCAGAATCCCCAGCGTCTCATGACTCAAGACTGGTACAATAAGATCGGTACATACCAAGCAGGCGCGAGCATGAACGACCCCGCGTCCAAGGCCAATGCTCCTGTGCTAGAGGAACTGAAAGCACTGATCAAGCAGTCACTTGATCTGACTTCTTCCGAGGCCGTGTTCAAGGCACAAGAAGAGAAGATGAAGGTGGAACTAGACAGACTGAAAGCCGCCTTCCCTGTAGATCAGGCTGAACTGGACTTGATGCGTGCCGTTGAGCCAGCAGTCACTGCCATAGACGGGCTAACAAAGGCTGTCCAAGAGCTTACGGCCAAGTTCCCTGCACATGAGGCTGCTGGTGGCTCAATCAACTACGGCACTGACACTATTCCTGCTATGCTAACAAAGGGTGAGTTCGTAGTGAATGCGAGAGCAGCTGCCAGATTCGCTCCTGTATTGCGCGCCATTAACGGTACCAGCCGGTTCGCAGAAGGAGGATCAGTAGGAGGCGTGAACATCGGTGATGTCAATATCAGTATGAATGGTGGAGCCAATTCTGCACAGTCTGCCTTGGTCATTGGGCGTCAACTACAGAGACTGTGCAAGCAAGGACTTCTATCATTTAACTAATAGTTAAATGTCTGAGCCAGTTAACTCTGGCTCAGAATAATGAGCAGTAGCGATACTGCTCATTATTCTGAGCCTTAACTAATAGTTAAGAGGAGACAATATGCTTACCTTCAAGCTTGGCGAAGATACTGTATCGCTACGGAACCAAGAGCGTGAGTCCGCTGACACGATATCTAGCAATAGAATCGTTACAACGTCTGTATACGGTGACACTACCAGTAAAACCGGGTTCCCTTCGCTACGTCGCATTGATATGGAAGTATATGAGACATCGGGCACAAGGGTGACTGAGTTCCTTGAGTTCGCTCAAACCAATATCGGTAGAACCATTGAGCTTGAGAGCGTAACGTACACAGGCAACGTGCTGCTGATAGACGGTATCGAGGTGATTGAGGAACAAAACGAGCGTGGGTTCCGCGTTAAGATGTCTATGTTGGAGGTGCCTGATGTTCAAAGTTAATGCTCTAGAGTGCAGGAACTATGAGCTTAATCATTCTGTGCAACAGGCCATCAATGTCGTGTACCAACAGATGCGAGATGGCTCTATTCGCCGGTTGGTCAAGCCCGGCTTAAAACACAATTTCGCCGTCACGCTCACGCTACTGTTACGCGAGGACGCAGACGCTCTAGTTACACTGCTCAACAGTGCCCCGAATGACATGATCGTTACTTTGCCTAATGGCGACGAATACACTTGCAACTACACAGGCGATCAGGTATCTATACCAGACAGCACCAAGGCGTGGACGTTCGATATCACGTTCGAAGGAGTGAAGAATGAGTAGCCCTCTAGGGACACCTGCTGTTGAGAATCCGCTAGACACTATCTCAGTGGCAGTGAAATGGAACGATACGACCACTACAACTTATTCTTCTGCTTCCGCTCGCACTAAGCTGGTACAGACAAGTGATATCACTATGCAAATGCGAGAGGACGGACTAGCTGCTGTGGACTCGTTCTCGTTCACGCTCCAAGACCATGATGCTAGCATCCTCGGCCTAGCTGCAAGTGCCAAGTTAACTACTTGTGAAGTGACGGTAACGAGGACTATCAACGCTGTACCCAAAGTCATCTTCTCCGGCCGCCTCAATGATAACATTGTATGGGAAGAAGAGACGTATTCACTACAGTTGTCAGCTGATAGCTCCTATGTCGCGGGCAAGAACATAGGTGTTGTTCTGGTTGACGATGATATTGACTACATGCGTGGCGACGCCATCGGACAGATGATCCCCATGCCTTTCGGTTGCCCGCACAAGTACAGGACACTACAGATAACTGGCGACCTTAAGGGTACAACTGAGACTGTGCTGGACGAGGACACGACATCTCTCACTGTATCAGGTGGCTCCAACTTCCCGCAAAATGACGAAATGATTGTTCTCGTCGGAAACGTTGGTGTCCTAGGTACTTTCAATGGTGATGTGCTTGCCGTATCAGACGTGAATGTAGCTTTGTACGGTGGGTCTACTATTACCTTCCAGAACAGGCCGACAGGCGACACGCACACGATGGTAGGCTACATTGCAGACGCTGACACGATGGCACTAGAGGGCAAGTTCTTCTATGTGACCAAAACCATCACAGTCAACAGTGTTCCAATAGTACGTAAGGCCATTAACCGTTGTGTGTCTCAGCACGGTACGACATGCGTGTTCGAGAAAGGATGGTGCTTTGACGACAGCCCCGGAGCGACATGGGCACCAGATTCATCGTACACAATAGTAGAGGTGGCTGGCATCCCAAGGGAGAGCTGGGGACTAGATTATGTCATCGACCTGGCCACAGACGGCCTTAAGAGAAGTGCCAATATCACGTACACGTTCGACGACTGGGAGATACAGCCGGGTGCGGTAGTGCGGCTGCCAGTGCGTGGGGCCAAGCATGCTTACTCTTCCAAGACAGCTACTTTGCTTGGTGTCTACGCGTATCGTACAGTTGACAACGCAAGCGTCCTAGTTCCTGTGCCGTCTAGCTATTTCACAGCTACTACACTGACTGTTCAAGGCGAGACGATTCAGGTTCTAGACTTCACTAAGTCTCTGCTAGAGCGTAACGAATCTTGGGATAGCACAATATACGTCACCGTATCTACCTCGCAACTGACGCCACTAGCTGCATTGACTTGGTTGCTTGCCGAGTACACAGATTGTACAGTAAGCAGCACATCAGCTGTCACTTCACTAATGGTTAACAGGCGCAGTAACTTTTGCTTGCACGAGTCAGTTAATGTCTACGTGGCGGCCGCTAGTATCGCTTACCAAGCTATGCTGTCAATGAGCGTACTAGGTACTACGGCATACATCGAGGCTCGGCGACGTGCCATTGTAACAAGTAGTTACACTCTAGCTAATGACAACACGGCAATGAAGTCGATCAGTGTCCTGTTCCCGTCGGCTAGAGAATGTGCTACCAAGATCGTGGCCGGTTGGAATGTAACGGAAGCGGACGCGACGCAACTACTGACCTACGAGCGAGCCACCACAGATTACGACCAGTCAACAGTCAATATCGGTATCAATATCTTCGACGTGCAGCCACTGGTGCAACAAACCGTGTATTTCTACGGCTACCGGATGACTGATATTTGGCGTCAGATCAGCTGCGCTTCTGCTATTGACGCTCTAGGGCTTGCCGTATTCGATGTGGTTTACACGGAGTTGACTGATCTAGTCGGTGACATGAACGGATCAGTGGTAAGTGCAACATACGGTGACTTGGTTCAACTAGCCGTGGAACTGGCGTGTGCCGTTGGCAGCAACACCGAGGACACCAACTACTGGACTGGCGATCCTAGGATCGCGTATACTGGCTATACTGGCAAGTACCCATATGAGAGTGCGGCACTGATAGATTATACAGTAGCTACAGTTAACGATGGCGGCAGAGATCGTGGAGACAAGAGTGACAAAGATGACAAGAAACTAACTATCCCTCTGCGCAACGACACTGGTGTCCCTTTAACTAATAGTTACAGCATCGTAAAGACAGATAGCTGTATTATAGGCAAAGCACCAGGCAGCAACGACTACGGTGTCGGATCAGCTGAGAAACCGAAAGCGACTGATCCTTTCCTGTTCATGCCTGCTTGCTCTGAAGGGGAAACGGTTGAAGGCGTGGTTGCTGGTGCTTGTCCTTGCCGCGTCGATGTCAAAGACATAAGCCACAAGTACGCGAAAGCAATTGACGACGACTGCGATAAGCTTGAGAGCGCGGAATCCGGGTTCGGCCGTATACTATGGAAAGCAACAGAGGATGATGGTGAGCAATGGGCTGTCGTTCAGCTCTGGTCGGGAGGAGGTGGCGGGGCTGTTACAGGTTCCGCAAGGTTTCGCGTTGAGTGTGAGACTGTCCTAGCTACTGCTAATGAGATAAGTCTAGCTGGTTCCCACGCAGCTAAGGCGGTTATGGCTGCCATTGTGCCGGATACTGTTTGCCTTAACTCAGTTGATGTAACTGCGCCAGCAACCATAGTTAAAGATGGAACTATAAATACCAGCCTTCCTGTATGCAACGAGGCTGGTCTAGCAACAAGAAACAGAGTCAGAATTACTGTACTTAAAGACGACGGCACTAGAGACTATGCTTATAGGTGTCCCTTCGATAAACAGGTAACATTGACTTTTGCATCTGCTGGTGTTAAAGGTACACCAAACATAGTAACTACTCATTCAGTAGCTAAAGCTTCTTTCGCGTATGCGTACTGGCTGCCCGGATATCAGCCAAGTATAAATCTGGATGCGCCAACAAACAGAGTAGTTGCTGTTAATACTGGGCATCATAAATACGGTGACGCAGACAACAAGATAATGTCAGGCTATGATTTACATGTGACAGGGGTAACAGCGAACAATTCAAACAGCATAAATTTATCTGGTGACACACTTAGACCAATAATTTACAATGTACTATACGTCAAATGGGAAACCACAACTCTTCGCTTCTACAGCAACCCAACAATGGTGCCTGAGTTCTTGGTTGCGCATTCTGGAAATGAGATAGCCGGAGGCGCATACGACAGTTATACTAATCACGAAATAGTTGAAGATAACAACAGTGGGATAGGCGGAAACGTGTACCTTAGTTTGACTGTAATAAATGCCACTCCGGCTGTACCTATGATAATACTGGCATTTAGTCAAGTTGCGCCAAGCAGTAGTATTATGGCAGCGGGTAGACAAGGCTCTGTACGAAATCCAGCAACAACGGATGACAACAGGACGCTGACTAGCCCGGATCGGTATAGCACGGATCACCAGTTTCAGACAAACAGCCTCGGGACAATACCTAATCTGCTGCAATACATATCTGACTACTGTATTGGTATAGGTATCGAAGAAGAGGACATTCCTACTATCGACTGTCCCGAATACGACAATTCATGGTATAAAGGAATGTGGTCTGGTTACATCAGTGTTACACTACACAGTGCTATTTATTTTCCTACTTATGTCGATATGCATCATTCAGTAGGAAGCTTACTGATTGAAGCAACCGAGAGGGCGCCTCTTCATGTAGATGGCTATTGGAATGTGGAATACGAAAGCATAGAGGACATGCCAACTGGTGCAGCTGCCAAGCTGCCCTTTGTCCCGTGCGCCAATGTTAAGCCTGAAGCAGGCCAAGGCTACTGCTTAGTAAATGCCAATCCTTATGAACCGGAGGCTTGGTATTTGGAACCACAAACAGATTTAACTGAGTGGGCGCAAGACTTATTCCCTTCTAATGTGGACATAACCAAGCCACTGGTACTACCAAAGACAGGAGCAGGGGCCTGGATGTTGTCTGGTTGGAAAGGAAATACGTACGTTATTGTGGCTATAATACAAGGACATCACGCAGCTTTAGACCTAACTCATTTTCCAACTGATCTCGTAGACGGCGTCACTGATCCTTATGCTTGCTTCCGCCAAGGATATGAAAGTCCAATTAAACCTAGACTATTTATACTTCAACGTGACCTCGCTACCAGTGCTATTAAATACTATTTGGAGACTGAATTAGGAGTGTTTAACAGTGGGTTTATCGGTGCGCCTATGCTATCTAGGTCGCATACGCTATGGCCCTATAGTGCTATGCTTTATGCTTGGTGGAACTGCACAGACGCAGCATGGGTTGAATCTCTAACAATCAGGAAGTACAGAGATCAGCCGAGCACCGAAGGCTGGATAGAGAACCCAGACCATACGTTCTATTGTGTCTTGCCAGTAAGTGTTGTCGAGCATCCTGGCTATCCGCCCGAGCCAGCGTGTAAGTACATGTATGTTTGCACTTATGATTGTTCAATGGCGAGCTGGGGAGATGTAGGTTACGTTGACGTAGACAGCAGAAGAGACGTAATAGATTGGACTGTTGACACAATCCATACTGATAGCCAAGGCAATCCGTTCCCTGGCCTGTACTATTGTATCACTGCCAGTGCAACACCTCCAAGCGCGCCTACATTTACGCCTACCACCTACTACTATTACGACGACACGTATTGGTGTGGCTACGGTTGGGAGGGAGGGATGCCCCGCGGATGCAGTACCACAGGAACAGAGACAGGTTGGGCTATAATATATGAAGATGAATGTACGGCGTATGCTAGTTGTGTTTCGACTTCAATGACTCCACCGGTCAATACTTTGACCAAGGACTGCTCAGATTGCGAGTACTAGGAGGACTACTGTGACTATTGATGAAGCTATACTGGGCCGTATGACGACTTTGCTAGAAGCTATTGCTGAAACTACGACAGAACAAAGCAAAGTCAAAGCGTTGTCGGCAATACACTTAGCCGTGCACAGGCTTACAGGGCAAAGCCCGCTTAGAGAAACAGCTCAATCTGTAACTAATAGTGAAGAGAGCAAGAAAGGGTGCGCCGGTTGTAGTGATAAGACTACTACGCTTCAAAGGAAGAGTTGCCTCAAGTGCGTAGAGAAGCACATTGGAGCAGCTGAGGTCAAGGCCATTGAGATACTGGTTGGTTACGACTACAAGCTCATGGTCATTGGCCACCTGAATGAAGCTGAAGAGGAATCAATAACTGAGTACCCGGCACTGGCTGCACTGATACGCGATGCCAGACTAGCACTGCAAGACACGGGGTCTTTCGATCTGACAGCAGCCAAAGCACTACTAGGGGAGCTAGTGAATGACAGAGCAGAACAGCTATAAAGGCAAGAAATGCTATATTATAGCCAGTGGCCCTAGTGTCCGGCTCATGGATCTTAGCTGCTTACAGAACGAAATCACCATCTGTGTCAATGAAGCATACAAAGCACTGGATTGGGAGCCTACGTTCTTGTGTTGCGGTGACAGGTGCTTGTGGCCGCAGGTAGAACGCAAGTACAGCAAGATGAGTAGTATGGTGGTGCTGGGTGGCGGAACAGACGGCTCGGTTGGTGTAGGCTACAAAGGCAAGAACCTAGTTAGTCTTACGCCACTCAGCAAGACCAACACTGTACTGAATGCCGGCTTCAATTACGATTTAACCAAGCCACTACATAAGGCTTGGAATGTGGTTACTGAGATAGCGCTTCCATTCGTCTGTTGGGCCGGCTTCGACGAGTGCTATCTCATCGGCTGCGATTGTACGAACAGTGGTTATTTCTACACTGATCCGGTGACCACCAGAAAGCAACATGTTGACGATAAGGTGTTGCCTTGTTATGATGTGATTGCTAATACAGAGCTACCAACCAAGATCTACAATGCCGGTATCGGAGGCAAATTAGAATCGTTCCTTCGTGTATCCCTGAGGCCGGAGCCAATGAAAATGGAAACAGACCTGCTTGTTGTAGGTTACTACACTCCAGAGCGTAACTATGAGCAGTTGGCTCACGCTATGAAGAGATCGGTTGAAGCACAAGGGCTACAATGTGAGATCCGATTCAGGCCGTCTCAGGCCACGGCCGAGCTAAAGAAGCCTATGCCTTGGGTACTGAATTGCGGACTGTGTGGCTTCTTCATTCGGGACATGCTGCATGAGTATCCTGATCGGAGGCTGTTGTATCTGGATGCTGATGCCACTATGTTGCGATCACCTGAGTTACTGTTAAAGGACACCGAGTTCGAGTTCGCGGCCCCGATGTTGACTAACAAGTACGTGAAGAACGAACTGGTGTCAAACACATTGTACTTCAAACCAACTGAGGCTTGTAACAAGTTGTTAAATGCATGGTGCGGGCTACAGTCTTTCAGGAACGGTGAAATGCTAGCTGATGTGTACAAGGCTCCGTACCGCGAGGCTTGGGATCAGAAAACGCTACAAGATTCGCTATTGAAGATGAAAGACATCAAGTTCAAAGAACTGCCTTGGGCGTATGCTAAGATCGACAAGACCAAAGCAGGTGAGGAGCTTATGCCCTGTGAGGACGAAATAGTTATAGCTCAACATCAGGCAAGCAGGGAGAACAAGCATCATGTCTAATACAGTTCTAGCTATGAAACAGTTGACACGGAGAGCCGATATTCCGGCCTTCCTACAGCAGCAAGCCCTTAACAACCGTATCTGTGAGGTCGGTGTGCGGTTCGGCTATAATCTCATGTCACTACTGGCCTGCAATCCTACTGTCCTTATTGGCATCGACCACTACAGCGCCGGAAACAACAAGGCCGAACAGGATACGGGCTTGTCTCAGGACAAGCTAGATAGTATCTACCGGGAAGTGGTGCAACGCTATATTCACTTCCCGGCGGTCAAGATCATCAAGGATCGGTCAGACAAGACCAGTGCGCTGTTCAAAGAACAGTGGTTCGACTACATGTATCTGGATGCAGATCACAGTTACGGTGGCTGTCTGAACGACATGCAATGGTGGTGGCCAAAGGTACGGCAAGGTGGTATCATGGCTGGACACGACTACATCGAAACCACATCCAAACAAGGAACCAAGTTCGGGGTCATTGAGGCCGTGCGTCAGTTCATGTCAGACAAGAAGATCCCAGAGCACCTGCTACACGTTACAAACGAAGGCTATAAGACATGGATGCTATACCGGCAAGAAGGTGAGTAGTCGCTTATTTAACTAATAGTTAAATGGAGGGTATTATGCTCGTCAAAGACATAACAACTACTACCTCGCCTTCATGTGTCAGTGACTTGGTTGGCAGGATCAAGAACATCGACTGGGTATGGCTCCAAGCCAAGGAAGCTAACACGGTAAATATCCTGTGGGGTAATGCAGACACACAGATCATGGAGCTGCTGCCCGGCGGGAGTGTCATTTTGCCTTTCAGCGACATCAATGTAATCTATGTGAAAGCGGCATCTGGCACTGCTGGCCTAAACATAACGGTTAGGAGCCTCTAATGGCCGTACCTCAAATCATCAATCCGCCCTCGAAAGGGGGCATAGTTATCAGAGATAGTCACGTGTTCGCGGACACGACCGAAAGGGACGTGTACTTCGCGGCGCATCCAACGGAGCTGGTAAGTGGTATCTATATCCAAGTAGGGCCGTTCTTCCAGAAATATGTCTCAGCTGCTTGGGTGGATGTGTCTGCTGTAGTACGGGGCTTGACAGGAGCTAAGGGAGATCAAGGAGACCCTGGGCCTATAGGCCCGCAGGGTAACGAAGGCCCAGCTGGTGATGACGGGCAGAGCTTCGTCCCTGATCTACGTGGCCAGCTATCTGACGCCAATGTAACTATTGGTGAAGCAACAGGGACGGCAGAGGACTACTACTTCATCTTGGTTGACCAGAATGGAGATGTTCGGTCTGACCCAGAGGAAGTGGCCCCTGAGCTGGTTGGAGACATGGCCGGGCATCTTGTTGCCTTCAATGGCCTAGGCTGGCTAGACTACGGCCAGATCACAGGTGTACCGGGACAGAAGGGAGATCAAGGGGACGAAGGCCCTATGGGGCCTCAAGGACCGCAGGGAGAGAAAGGTGAGGACGGGTCAGGCGTATCAGATCACACTCAGCTAACAAACAATGATGCGGTAAACCAGCACCCAATCACTACCGTTATCGGCCTGACTGCTGCACTAGCTGCGAAGCTAGCAGTGAACATGGTAGGCGCGGCTAATGGTGCGGCGTCGCTAGATGCACTTGGCCTAGTGCCATCTACGCAACTACCATCTATTGATCACAGATTCACGGGGCATAAAGATGCAGCCAATCAGCACCCAGCTACATCAATAGCGTATGTCAATACTACATCAGAACTTGACGCCACAGAGGTGCAAGCGGCTATTGACGAGATAGTCGCCACAATGCCAGCCGAAGCAGGGATGAACACAGCTACCGTCACCATTGCCACCGGGGATTGGTCCACGCTTAGCGCCACCAAAACCGTCACCGGCATGACGCCGACGGCTGTCGTATTCGTGGCGCCAGCTGCCGCCTCCTTCGTGGCCTACGGCGCGGCGCAGATCAGGGCGACAAGCCAAGGGGCCGGAACACTCACGTTTGCTTGCACCACGTTGCCGACCGAAAGCATTACGGTTAACGTCGCATGGATGGAGGCGTCATGATTATCAACAGCGTGGTAGGTGGAGCTGGCGAGTCGTCGCTGCTCGAAAACGGCGACTTCCGGGTACGGTTTATCGACTATGATGGAACCGTTTTGAAAACACGATGGATCAACAGCGGGGACAGCGTGACGCCGCCTGCGAACCCATCGCACACAGGGCTTGAATTTCAGGAGTGGAATCGAACCGATTACACCAATATTACCGAGGACAGGGACATCGGCGCGGTTTACCGGACATCGGACGGGGCGACGAAGGCGACGGTGCGCATCAACGCCGTTACAGGTCTCGTCGCTCAGCTGTATATCTTCAAGACCGATGGCAGCACGCTGACAGTTGATTGGGGTGACGGAACAACTAGCACCAATACTGCAACAGGGAATACAAGCGTAACGCGGACCTATGCCGCTGCCGGGGATTATATTGTCAGCATGTCCATTACGAAGGGGGTGTCCATTACGAGTGGGGCAGGAACCTATAGCCTTGGGCAGGGGACCGACACGATTGCTTTCTGCGGGAGCGCGACCCAAGTGCGTCGCGATCAGCTTATGCGATTGCACGTTGGCGACAATGTGACCGTGACGCGCAGAGCGCTTTACCTCAATAGATCATTAGAATATGTTACGTTTCCTACAACTGTATTGTTTAGCGACCATGAAAGTATCCGCAACTGTAACCGCTTGCGCGCCGTTGTGTTCCCTTCGACCGTGACCGAAATACCGAGCTACGTGCTGAATTTATCCTCTTCGTGTAAATTTGCGATTATGGGATCCGGTGTTACAAGCATTGGAGAATATGCATTTGGCCAGACAGCGGTTGACCGTGCCTATGTCCCGAACGCAACGCTCGGCACGTACATTTATAATGCGTGCTTTTCCATCAAACGCATCACGTATAACGCGCCATCTATGCCGGCAGGAACGCTAAACAACACCGGATATGCTGATGTCGATCTACTCATCCCGGAGGGCGCGACGACAATGGGTAACGCGTTTGCGGCGTATGCTGCTACTCTAAAATCCCTGTCGCTCCCGTCCACCACGACAACGGTGACGGCCCTGACGGGAAACACGGGACTGCAAGAGGTCATTTGTTTGGCCGAGACACCGCCAACGCTTGCCGCATCAGCTTTCCCGGCGGTGTACGCCAATTTCAAAATCTGGGTGCTGCCTGAAAGTGTAGACCTATTCAAGGGCGCGACGAACTGGATCACCTACGCCGACTACATCTTCTCAATAGCGGAGAGACCATGATGCCAACGATTATCACTGCCGACGAGGGCTATACATTCCGGCGCATTCATGATGGATTTATCATGGGTAATAACATAGCACTCGGGATTGACTACAGTACGGGCGCGGCCCGCGAGGACAAAGCGGAATATTATGAGCAGGTAGAAATAGTTCCGTAGTGTTTAACTAATAGTTAAACAGGCAAATAAGGAGAACAAAATGCGTGTTACCATGGCTCTATTGTTCACTCTGTGTCTCTGTGTCTCTGTGTTCGCAGATACAGGAGCAACCGGTGTCGTTGCTGCTGCTCCAGTTGGAGAGGCAACCTCCTGGGTTAGTATGATCGTGCCGATTGCTGTAAGTGCCATGGCAGCTATCATGGCCTTCATTTCCAAGTACGTGCTGTCATACCTGAAAACGCTAAACTACTACGCCAAAGCATCTGCGGACGAGAAGGCCATTTATGATTTGATTCTGCAAGGCGTGTTCAGTAACCAGTCGCTAGTGGCTGCTATCAAAGAAGCAGCTGCCGACGGCAAGCTGACAAGTGACGAGATCGCACGGCTCAAGATCGCAGCAATCGAATACGCGCAGTCAATCGCCACACCGGAGCTAAAAGAGAAGTTGATTGCTCTCGGGCGCACCAAGCTCGAAGTGATGATCGAGCAGGCTCTTGCTAGTATTACCAAGTAATGAACAGGCTCGTTAGAACCGCAGACGGCAGGTTGGTGGCTACACGCAGGCACGGTGAGCCACCACCTGCTCCTTTCGGCTACATCCCGTCCGAAAGAGACAAATACACTTACTTGCCTAATCCTGAGCCGTGTGCTCACAGGATACAAGATAAAGTAGAATGCTGCAACGGAGGCACTAAGACCGTTTATTCTTGTGGCTTAACTAATGATAGGATAACGCTAGATGGATGTATTACCTGCGGGCGTGCGTGAGATAGGGCCAGGTTTGTATGCAGTTGTGCGCAGAAGCATGTCAGAAAGTATAGCCTATATGGACAAGTATTACTACCGTATGCCGAATGAACTAAAATGGCTCTCTTTCAAGCCAAATATAGTCATTCCTGAGTTCAGAGATACTGTTCATATTGTAGGCAAAGGGCCGTCACTTGACAGTATCACGGCCAAGCAACTAAATGATGGTTGTCCTATCATCTGTATCAATGAGAGCGTACATCAGATAGTAGCACTAGGCACGCTTAATCCAGTGTACACAGTACAACAGGACTCAGCGCTAATGCTTCGTTGCTACAATCCTGGGTCTCAGCTATTCGCTAATGTGTACTGCTGCCAGTATCTTGGCGACAAAGCACTGTACTACAGGCCGGAGGACTACGGTCTAACAGGATCAAGTCTATCAGTTGTTCTTGCTATGGCGCTTGTGGCACGCGGTGGGGGAAAGCACGTGAAGCTATGGGCTTTCGATGGCGCCAAAACGGGTACGGTTCTAGGATATGCGGCCTCAGTACATTCAGATCCACGCAAGGGTGGTTCACCTGCTCGCTTCTCCGGGCATAAGCCTATCATTGAAAGAGAAGCAGAAGCAAGGGAACTGGGACACGAGTTCATGTAGCGTAGACACAATAAAACAATAGTTACAATAAAGCCCGCCTTAACTAATAGTTAAGGCGGGCTTCTTTGTAACTATTAGTTACATAATGTTCCGGCGCATCAGTCTCTTGTACACCTTGATGCACATCAGCACGTCGGACAATGCATTATGTGCATTCTTGTGATCTAGGTCACAGCCCTTCGCCACCTGGCCGAGACCAACATGGGGAAATGGGATTCGTTCACCTAGGATATAGGCTCTGTCATTTAGCAGCTGAGCCGCGATCATTGAGTCCCGGTAGTGGTAGTCGAAGTGGTTGTAATAGTTATTGACCCCGAGCCACTCTTTCATGAAAGACATGTCGAAAGCATAGTTGTGGCCAAGAGGCTGTATCTTCTTGGTTTCCAGTAGCGCCAGTGTAGAGTACCACTGGTACAGTGCTTCACGACCTTGCTGCTGTGTCAATGGCGCGGTCATGATATCTTCCATGGTCAAGCCGTTGACTTTCAGTGCCCCAGGTTCAACTGTTTCCGGCCTGTCCGGTCGCATAGTCACACAGAACGGAGCGTAATCAGTATCCGGCTCGAACTTATGATTAAGCACGATGATTGCGATCTGTACGATCTCGTGTATCTTCGGATCGAGACCTGTCGTTTCCACGTCTAGACAGGCGATATGGTTATGATTGGCATGTAGCACTCTGTATCCCATTATGTTCTCTTTCTATGCAGTTGTAACAAGTAGTTAACTCGAAGCATTCAACACAGACATCTGCGCCACACATTATACATGTTCGTACACAACCAGCACACAACTCTCTCCCACAACTGCTACAGTAGTGATAGAACAGCGGCTCCTCGTCGCTTGTTCCGCATACTTCACAATCCACGCAAGTGCTCCAGTATCGGGGCAAGCACACATGCTGAACCGCTGGTAAGCTGCTGTAGCGTATAGTCATTGACCAACGTTGCGTCGAACACGTAATCAGACAGCTGCTCCTCAGCCCCATCAGGTTGCATGATGCAGCCATCGCGGAGTACGCGAATAGTAGCCACCTTACTACCGAGGGCACTGAGGAATCTGGCCTCTCGCATGTAACGCAGGTCTGTTACAATTGCAATGTCCGTGTTCGCTTTTATTTTGTCCATTGTGAGATCGAACCACAGCCTCGGCGCTATCCTCGCCAAGTTATCACTAAGGTCAATCCATACTTGGCGCGGTGTGAGACAGAGCATTGGCAGCATCTCGTCTTTCGCCTCTCTGTTCTGCTCGTAGTACATGCGTTCTTCGATACCATAGCTATGATATAGCTGATAAGCTACGTCCTTGACAGCATCCGCGAACGCGATCTTCTGCGCTTTTAACTGATAGTTACAAGCCTCAACTATCATGCTATTAGCAATAGTGTCCTTACCCACACCTTTGGTGTGTCCTAGAGCTATAATCATAGTATCTGGCCGAGCACCCATTTGCCCTCTCTTTCTAGAATCTTGATGTTTTGGATTGTATCGGTATTGACGCCGATGAATGTATTATGCGTAATCATCACTACTTCGGTGACATTGTGAGACATGGCCAATGTGAGCAGGTCTCGCTGGTGTATAGGGAGGGACATGTATGTCTCTCTGATCTTTTCCTTACTCGACATAATGGGCCTCCTTATTCGCTAAAATCATGTCGCCATTGGTATGTATTGTGGCCGTAGGTTCAGGCAACGTGAAGAACGGATCGTCAGGTTTTAGGACACAGTTGATATAGTACGTCTTGGCATTGTGTGGCGCACGTCCTTTGTCATGGTACTCGATCAGCTTCTTGCCGAATGCGATACAAGATACTTCAGGCAGCTCGCGCTCATGGCACCATACTCTGTATGCTTCATAGATCTTGGACGCATTAACTGCATACCCTTCTACCTTGGTCATTCTAGTATCGATGAACTGGTCGATCGGGTTCTTGTTGTATGCTTCAATCACCATCTTTTCCTTGGTCACTAACACAGGAAGCCGTAAACGGTCGTCGCTCTGCGGTACTTCAAGCTTAAGGCAGTGAGCAAGGAAATGACTCGATTCATTTAACAAATAGTTAAAGAAGCAAGTTCCAGGAAGCCTGTCCTCTGGATTGATGGCCGGTACCTTGATAGCAACGATACGGGTATCCCCCGGGAACACAGGGCAATACTCGTACTTGTTCGCCGTCTGTATCCAATGTGACGTGTTCTTAATCATGTACGGTGTCTGTCCTTTCGGATGTATCAGCAGCTGCCTGCTTGTTACCCAGTCCTTGATACGATCATATGCGCCAGCAGCTTCATTGATATTGATCTCGTCAATAGCGCACAGGACGCAACCAATCAGTTCCCCGTTGAAGTCACCTTTGCTGCGTAACGCTTTGTCGGCGCGTACACAGCCTTTGGTCATTAAGGACTGTAGTGCTTCGTGGAACGTGGTCTTGCCGGTGTTCTGTTCCTTTGAGAACAGGAACAGATATGGCAATGGTTCATTCGGGAACTGGAACATGGACGCGATCCACAAGGTCAGGTACTCGCCACCGTTCTGGACACCGTTCCTTTGACACCATATGCTACTAGCTACAGCATCATCCAACCCAGTGCCCAAGTGACGCAATAGCTTCTGCCACGTCGGGAACGATAGGTACTCTTCATCAAGTGCCGGCACGACTGAGAACTTGGCCGCGTCCCTATTCCATTTACGGTCGCCCGGATACTCGACACCGAACGGGATATTAACATCAGTCCACGGCTTAAAGATGCTGGAACCTAGAGCGTCTTTGACCTCGACAGTAGAAAGCCCTAGGTAACTGAGAGCCTCGCGTACATGGGTTATTGGCTCCGTGTTCCAGCGGCTATTAACATTGATATGCCAGTCCAGACCAACGCCGTCCTCGGACACAGTATGCCGGATAACGGAATCGAAATTCTTTTCGTCGTGCTCCACTGCTGCTGGCGTGTTAGGGGACACGACCTTGAATAGCGTGTTCTTTTCTGTAAGCCAGCCGGAGAAGCCTATGCCTGCGTCTCTGTTAGATACTGGCATACTAACGATTAGCTTGCCGTCTTTCTCTTTGACAAGCACGTCTCGTTCCGCCGCTGTGTCCGGGATCACTAGCTCTATACCGAGCACCTGCAATGCGAACTGAGCATTCTTCATACTATTGAACACGTAACCACCCTTAGGATGTTCCTGTGCCCCGTAGGTCTTGGACACAGTGTCGAAGGTAGGATCGGCATTCAGTGTGCATTTAGTCCAACCAGTACCGTCCTGCGTCCATGACGGTGACTCAGCCACGCCTT